TGCATGAGCTAGAAATTGAATTTACGGAGTGGAAAACGCAACAAAAGCATATTGTAAAGCGTGTTGATGAACTTCATGCGGATATGACCGATGTTAAAAAGGCGGTATTCCAAGCTAAATGGATGTTGGTCGGCGGGATTATATTTGCAGGTCTTATGAATAGTGACGCATTTGTAGCGTTGTTATTGAGTTTAGGTGGTAAATAATGACTATTGGCAGAAGCCAGCAGTCTAAACAAACGGAGAAAGGCATGGCAAAACGCGGTTTATATGCCAATATCAACAGGCGAAAAAAGCTAGGTATTTCTCGTTCTAAGAAAAAATCAACTATTTCTAAGGCGGCGTATGCTAATATGAAGGCAGGGTTTCCGAAGAAAAAGAAGAAAAAGAAAGCATGAGGTAAAGCATGGCTACTTCAGGCAGTACCAATTTTGAACTAGATGTAGCGGATTACATTGAAGAGGCTTATGAGCGGTGTGGCTTGGAAGTCCGGACTGGTTACGACCTGAAAACAGCCAAACGCTCCCTCAACCTTTTGTTTGCGGATTGGGCTAACCGAGGTTTGAACCGCTGGACGATCCAACAGAGCACGGTAAGTCTAGTTCAGGGTACTAACCAATATAATTTGCCTAATGACACTGTAGACGCTCTCAGCGCGGTTTTACGGAGTAATGCTGGCCTCAGCACCCAATCTGATATACAAGTAGAGCGGGTTAGCCGCGATGAATTCTTAAATATCCCTAACAAATTAAATGAAGCACGGCCTGTGCAGTGGTATATAGACCGTTCTATTACGCCTGTGCTGAATGTTTGGCCTACCCCAGACCAAGCATATACTTTTGTTTATGATAGGCTTACCCGCATTGAAGATGCGGATGATTATGAAAACACAATGGAAGTGCCGTTCCGGTTCTATCCTTGCTTGGCGGCGGGTCTGGCTTACTACCTGTCTATTAAAAAAGCACCTGAAAGAGCTCAGCTTTTGAAGGCTTCGTATGAAGAAGAGTTTGCTCGTGCCGCTTATGAAGATGTAGACAGGGCAAACCTGTCGCTAACACCTCGCAGGGATTATTATGGGTTTAGATAATGGCATATGCAGTAGGTTCATACGCTAATGCTCTATGCGACAGATGTGGGTTTCAATACCCTTATCGCAGTCTGCAGACTGAGTGGAATGGCCTGAAAGTATGCCCAGAGTGCTTTGAGTATAAACACCCACAGCTAGAACCTAACATCCCCCCTGCTGACCCAGAGGCTTTATTTCAGCCTCGTATTGATCGTACAGAACCCGCTACTGCGAGACTTTTAACTCCCAACCCCTTTCTATCTGGAGGAATTGGTAGTAATGTAATCACAGTAAACGAGCGGAGTCATGGGAGAGCGACAAGTGATGTTGTTCGATTCAGAGATGTGGAAGGGTTTGATGGGTTTTCTAAAGCGGTGCTTGAAAACGCTTCAGGCTACACTATTACGGTTACTGGAACTGATACATACACTTTTACGGCGAGTAGCGGAACAGCTACAGTCGGCAGTGTTAAAGGTGGCGGCGAAAACTCGTCAGCTGGTCCAGTCACTTTATCGCCATAGGGGTGACTAATGACTTTTTCGTATAGCCAACTCAGCCAAGCGGTTCAGGACTTTACTGAAAATTACGAAACTTCTTTTGTAAATAATATGCCTTTGTTTGTACGCGGGGCAGAAGACCGTATTTTTACGCTGGTTGATCTTGAGCTGTTTCGCAAAAATGCTACTTCCCAGCTTACTATAGGCAACCCTTATTTGTCTGTGCCAACTGATTATATGTCGCCGTTTTCTTTGCAGATTACGACGCCAAATTATAAAGAGTTCCTATTGTTGAAAGATGTAAACTATTTGCAAGAGTTCAACAATACGGTGACAGGTAATGCAACTCCGCGTTTTTACGGCATATTTGATGTAGATAATTTTATTTTATCGCCTACACCAGATATAGCTTACAATGTAGAGCTTCATTACTATTATCGCCCCGAAAGCATAACAAACATCCCTGTTGTAGTTACTCTAAATAATTTGACAGGGACATTTGTGGTCGGGGAATCTATCACAGGCAATATTAGCGGTGCTTCGGCAACGCTGGCTGTTGTCGGTGCGGCGCAAGTTGAATACACGCCTACAACACTATCTGGGGCATTTTCCGTCGGGGAAACGGTTACAGGTGGTACGAGTGGTGCAACTGGCGTAGTGGTAGCTGTCGTTTCTAATGCGGCTACATCATGGCTCGGCGAAAATGCCCCGAACGCTCTTCTTTACGGTTCTCTCGTTGAAGCATATACTTACATGAAAGGCGAACAAGATATGATGGCCTTGTATGAACAACGCTTTATACAGGAAATGACTCGCCTTAAAGATTTAGCAGAGGCTCGGGAAAATAGCGACGCATATCGTCGAGGTTTACCAGATAAGCCAAGAAGTTAGGAGTAAAAAACATGGCTACATCTAATGCGGCAACAACCTATCTAGAACGACATATTCTAGATTATTTGTTCAAAAATGATTCCCTGTCGTTTGCTACTCTAGGGAATAGTATTTATGTTGGTTTGGCAACAGGTGTGACACACGCAGAAAGTGGTTCGCTTTCTGAGGTGAATATCACAACTGAAGATGCCAATTATGATCGGCAACAGGTTAGTGCTTCTGGTTGGAAGCAATCTGTAACCACGTTGGCTGGAAACCATACTAACTCACAAACTGAATTTTACCTTGCTGATGCAGAAGCTTTTCCGTCATCTGGTACAATCCAAGTTAATGATGAGTTGATTACCTACACAGGTAAGGATGGCACGGCTACCGCAGATGCTAATGGTGCAGTTACTTCTTCTACTAGCCTTGCTGTAGATGGTAATAGCGGGACTATTACGGTCGGTATGATTGTGACAGGCACAGGTATCAGTGGCACAGTAAAAGTGGCAACTGTAACTAGCCAGACAGCTTTGGTATTGGATACTGCAATCACTATTGCAGATGATACTGCGCTGACTTTTGATGGCACGAATACGCTAACAGGCTGTACTCGCGGAACATCAAGCACTACAGCAACCACGCATAGCAATGGAGATACGGTTATTTCAGACCAGCAACAGGTCGTAAACGATAACAATATTGAGTTTGCGGCTTCTAGCGGTATTGCTACTTACACTGTATCCCATGCCTTTATTGCTGACAAAAACCGTGCATCTGCACTTGTAGATGGTGCAGTTACATCTTCTACAAATGTGACAGTAGATAACAATGCTGGCACAATCGTCGTAGGACAGCGAGTGAGAGGCACTGGCATTACTGGTGAGGTAAAGGTAGCTACCGTGACTAGCCAGACTGCTATCGTCCTAGATACGGCAGTAACTCTAGCAGATAACGCGGCTCTAACATTTGATGGTAACATCTTGTTTGTAGGTGCGTTAGATGCAAGTAAAACTCTTGCGGTAGGTGATATCTTCCGCATCAATGCTGGTAATCTATCTATTGAGTTGAAGTAATGGCCTTAGTTCTCAGAGACCGCATAAAGGAAACTACGACAACCACTGGCACAGGGGCTTATACTCTGGCAGGGGCGTTGGGTGGCTTTGAAGCGTTCTCTGAGATCGGGGATGGTAATACTACTTATTACGCTTGCTCAGATGGTGCTGATTTTGAAATAGGGTTAGGGACATACACTTTGTCTGGTACTACACTAGCCCGAACCAAAACGATACAAAGTACCAACACCAGCACAGCAACCGCCTCTGTAAATGGGGCGGTTACTTCTTCTACAAATGTAGCTGTAGATGGTAATAGTGGCACGATACAGGTCGGCCACAGAGTTACAGGCACAGGCATAACTGGCATTGTTAATGTCGCTACTGTAACTAGCCAAACAGCTATTGTTTTGGACACTAGCGTCACATTAGCAGATAATGCGGTGCTTACTTTTGCAGAAGCCCCTGTTAATTGGTCGGCTGGCACACGCACAATATTTTGCACCTTGCCAGCTGAGCAGATTATTTTCAATGATACCAGTGATAATATACAGGGGTTTACGGAACAAGATCCAAACGCTTTGGCGTTTGCAATAGCATTGGGGTAACAGATGGCAAACTCATTTAAGACACTTACAGATACTGCGGTGGGAACGAGTCCGGCTACCATCTATACTTGCCCCGCTTCAACAGAAACAACAATCATCGGCCTTAACGTGGCTAACATTCTGACGGTATCCATTACGGTAGATGTGCAGTTGGAAAACAACGATGGCGACAATGTCTATATCGTGAAAGACGCGATTGTGCCAGTCGGCTCAAGTTTGGTGGCCTGTGGCGGTGACCAGAAGATTGTGATGAACGCATCTGATGTTTTGAAAGTGACAGCAAGTCAGGCATCAGCGGCTGATGTGACTATGTCTATTCTGGAGATTAGCTAATGGCGCTAGGTAAGGTTGGCCCAAACCAGCTTAATTTAGGTACAGGCTCACTAAATCTTTCTGTTGGGACGACCGCCCAAAGACCGTCTTCCCCAGTTACGGGAATGATGAGATACAATACTACCTTGGGCGTTGTCGAGGTATATGATGGAACGGATTGGGTTGCCGTGGGCGACCAGACAAATGACGTTTCTATCGAATATCTAGTGGTCGCTGGTGGCGGTGGCGGTGGAGCTTCAGGTTCTGGGTCAGGCGGCGGTGCTGGTGGTGGCGGTGCTGGTGGCCTTGTAACGGACACTGTCGCTATAACAGCTGGTAAAGTCATAACCCTTACTGTGGGGACTGGTGGTGCTGGCGGCACAGGAAACACTGGCGGGGGAACTAACGGCAACGACAGCACTATTACTGGAAGTGGGGTTGTTACCGTTACTGCCACTGGTGGCGGTGGTGGTGCTGGTGGTGCCACAACTGGCTCTGATGGGAATGAGGCACAAGACGGTGGCTCTGGTGGTGGTAGTGCTAGAGGAAGAACTCCCGCTGGTTCTGGTACGGCTGGTCAGGGTAATGACGGCGGTACGTCTAACTACGCTTCTCCCAACTATCCCGGCGGTGGGGGCGGGGGCGCTGGAGCAGTGGGCGCTAACGCAACAACTTCTGCGGGCGGTAATGGCGGCGCAGGACAGTCATCTTCAATCACAGGCTCTGCTGTAACATACGCTGGCGGTGGTGGTGGTGGAACATATAACGGCGGCACAGTCGGAACAGGTGGTTCTGGCGGTGGCGGTAATGCTGGCGCGGCTAGTGGCGGCGCGGGCAATGCGGGTACAGATGGCCTTGGTGGCGGTGGCGGTGGTGGCTCTATGCCAAACGCTCCTACTAGCTATAGTGGTGGCGATGGTGGCGATGGAGTTATCATATTGAAAATTCCTACATCTAAATACACAGGAACAACTACAGGCTCCCCTACCATTACAACGGTAGGAAGTTACAAAATTCTTAAATATACAAGCACTGGCACATATACGGTTTAGGACAAAAAATGGCATACATAGGCGATAAACCATCACAGACGTTAGCCAGCCCCACCAGCCAGTATTTCAATGGCGATGGGTCAACGGTAGCGTTTACGCTGAACCGTGCTGTGAATGTTGCCGAAGACCTTGAGGTGTTTGTTAATAACATCCAGCAAGAACCTGGAGTTGGTAAGTCATACACCGCGACTGGCACAACCCTAACATTTGATGCCGCGCCTTCGGCTGGCACAGCTAATGTATATGTGGTTTATCGTGGGTTGGCAGAGGTCACAACACGGCTGGAACATGACCCTAATGCCGCGCTTGCCGCTACGACAGGCACATTTAGTGGCGACCTTACCGTTGACACCGACACTCTTTACGTTGACAGCACCAACAATAGTGTTGGAATTGGCACAACATCCCCCAGCACATCACACAGGCTGACACTCGATAAGTCGTCAAACTATGGTGGCATAGCGCTTTTTCAAAGTGGAAGTCAAGTTGGTCAGATTATCCAAGAGGGTGCAACTGGAAATATTTATATTGACGCAGACAGTAATAGTTTAGGCGGGGGTTTAATTTTTAGAACCGATGGCGGCACTACACGAATGGCTGTAGACGGGTCAGGTCGTATCACGATGCCGTATCAACCAGCGTTTTATGCGTGGGGAAGTGGCAATCAAAGTTGGTCTGGCACTTCGGCTTATCAAACACTTCAGCTCACCAATCAAGTATCGCTTGGTAGTCGTAATACTGGGTTTAATACTACCACATATACTTTTACCGCCCCGATTGCTGGTTCATACGCGTTTTTTGCTCGTATGACTCAAACAGGAACTGGAACAGGTCCAGCTATGACTTTATATAAAAACGGCGTAGGGCAAAACAACGAAATGACTATTGGTTATGGTTTGGCGTATATGACCGCCACTGGTTTTCAGTTTTTACAACTTGCCGCGAATGATACGGTTAATGTGCAAGTGATTAATTATAATAACACAAGTTTTACCTTAGATTTAGGTCGGTGTGCGTTCATGGGATGGCTTTTAGGCTAAACAGGAGTAAATAAAATGCCAAATATCACAATCGAATTAACAGACACTGAACTCAAGTGTATGGAATATGCGGCACTCAGCCCTCAAGACTGGGCTGATAATGCTGTAACAAACCGTGCCAGAATTGCTGGCGATGAAATCGTGGCGACTTTGGTAGCCCATTGCAACGCTAATGAAATTGCTATTGCAACTGGCAAGGATGCCCAGATTGCACAGGCTTTTGAGTTGGGTGTTGTAAGGACTGCGGCAGAAGCGCAAGCCGAAGCGGAAGCAGATTTGTCGGAGTAATCTAGATGCCGATTAGCACTGTTAATAATGCCAGTTTCGCTGATACCGCCGTACATGGTCGGCGGAACCTTATTATCAATGGTGCGATGCAAGTGGCACAGCGGGGGACGTCATTTGCAAACCCTGCTGATGGTACTTACTCATTAGACAGGATGCTCATTTTTAATGGTAACGATGGTGCTACTACTATTACACAAGACACCACTGTTCCAAGTGGCGAGGGTTTTACCCAAAGCATGAAATTTGATTGTACCACTATTGATGGAACTATTGCTGCTGGTCAATATTTAACACTCTCTCACAAGATAGAGGGGTACAACCATGCTGTTTTAGGATATGGCACGTCAGGTGCAAAATCTATCACAATATCTTTTTACGCCAAGTCTAATTTAACAGGTACATTTTGTTATTCTGTCAGGAACAATGACGTCGACAGGGCATACATAAAAGAGTTTAGTTTAACTTCCGCAGATGTATGGGAAAGAGTATCATTTACGATTCCGGGTGATACAAGCGGCACTTGGTTGACCACTAATGGAACTGGGTCAATTCATCAAATTACTTTATCAATTGGAAGCACTTACCAAGGAACCGCAAATCAATGGAACTCAAGCAATGTTGTGGCAACTTCTAACCAAGTTAATTTCTTGTCGAGTACAGATAACGAGTTTTTTGTAACAGGCTGGCAAGTTGAACTCGGCTCTCAGGCCACGCCGTTTGAACACCGTAGCTTTGGTGAAGAGCTTGCGCTCTGTCAGAGGTATTATGAGCTTTTATACACTATGGACGGTTGCCATGCGGGAACTTTTGGTGGGTGGTCGCATGAAAATAGGCAATGTGTCCCGCATTATAAAGTCAGAAAAAGAGCCGTTCCTACGATAACTTTCGTTAATTACAGCACTAATATATCAGGCACTCCGTGGGTAACAAGAGACTTTCAAACTGTGGCTACACAGGACTGTTTTAAGTTTAACTCAAGATTTTTTGCTACGAACGAGTATATCTATATAGACCGACCAGAGGGGTCGGTTACTGCGGATGCGGAGTTGTAATTATGGATGAAATGACAATTACTATGGCTAAATACACCCGCGATGCAGACACTAATGAGGTTTTAAGCCTTGTCGCAACTATTGACGACCAACCCATTATAGTCCCCCTTGACCCAGCCAACCGCCACTACGCAGAAATTATGCGCCAAGTTGAGGCGGGTGAATTAACAATACAGGAAGCCGACTAATGGCATATATAGGAATAGACCCAAATGTAGGCGACATCACATTCCAGCAGTTCACTGGTGATGGGAGTACGACCGCATTTACACTGGCACAGTATGTAGCCAGTGGTGAGGCTATCATTGTCACTATTGGTAATGTAGTGCAAGAGCCTGGATCTAGTGCCGCTTATACAGCTTATGGCAATACACTTACTTTTTCTGCCGCGCCCGCTAACGGCGATGTAATTACTGTCCGTTACTTTGGTCGCGCTGTAGACCAGCCCCTGTCATACGCTATGCAGTTATTTAAGTATGTAGCGACTGCCAGCCAGACAGTTTTTACTGGTGCTGATTATAATGGCGCGATATTAGCGTTTAGCGGCAATGATGTAGATGTGTATTTGAATGGTGTGCATTTAGATAGCACTGATTATACCCCTAGTAATGGTGATACGATTACGCTGGCTAGTGGTGCGTCGGCAAGTGATGAATTAGTGATTAGAGCCTTTCGCGCTTTCACAGTTACTGATACAGTAAGTAAGGCATCGGGTGGAACTTTCAGTGGTGAAATTACAGCACCGCAGTTTCAAACGACAAATACAACGGTTGATACGGCTGTATTCCGTACGAATAACCAATCGGTTACGCAGAATACGACTATAGGGTCAACTAAAAATGCTTTGGCTATTGGTCCGTTGACGATAGATTCGTCGGTGACTATTACGGTCGATGGCAACTTAACAATACTGTGAGGCATAAATGGCTTCGATATTAAATGTAGATCAGATAAACAATGCGGCGGGAACCTCGGCTATTGATATCAATAGTAGCAGTGGGCTGGTAACTTTCCCCAACAGTGTCACCATACCAAATGGCGCAACGATGCCAGCGGGGAGTGTGGTTCAAGTAACACCTATAAGTTATTCTAACACTCAATATACAACTGGATCAACTTCTTGGGTTGCTCTAGCCACCCCCACACTAACTATGACACCTAAATATTCCACATCTAAAATTCATGTGATATGGCAAGTTAATGTTTATCATGTAGCAACTCACGGAATTTCTACTAGACTTTTAGAAGGTAGCACTGTTGTTTGGGGATCTGCAAACCCCTCTTATGAAACATATCATGGAAATAGTGATACTTACCATCAACTAGGACATACAGCAGATTTAAGTGCTGGTTCAACAAACGCAAGAACTTATAGTTTGCAATGGATTGTCTATAGTGGAACGAGTTCAGCCATTATAAATGTTGGTGGTCTTCAATCTTGGATGTATGCAATGGAGATCGCACAATGAGTACGCTCTATGTCGATACCATTAACGAGAAGACTAGCGGCAACGGTGTGCAGATTCCGGGTCATGTTATATATGCCGATGGAAACAAACTTGGAGCCGATAATTCACTTACAAGCACTTCAACCGCGTTTATCGTAAACGGCTCTGAAATCACTGTTCCCGCCGCGACTGTAGCAAAATTGAGTAAAATTATTGTTGTGGCTAGTGGCTCGTTTCGGGTGAATAAAAACACCCATGCCTTCGTAGACTGGAAGTTGGAAAGGTCGGCTCCGTCTACTTCAGAACTTATACGGTCTCAGCTTGGGGTTGTTGCAGGCGGCACCGAAGTTTATGACCAAGTGTGTTTGCAGGGCATAGATTCTAATTTGGGAACAGGTGACCATACCTATAAGGTCTATTTTAGAAAAGCTGATGGCACATCTACCTATGC